CAATAGGAATGCTTTATCTTGTAAATATAAGACTAACCCGTAAAGCAAGTAATGAAAAAATAAAACAACGGTTGTTAGTTGTTGGATGTGAAGCGGGTGATATAGAGAGAAAACTTAGGTGGACTATAGACACTAGTAAGTACGATAGCTTTATGATTGAAAGCGTAGAAAAGATACGTGATAAAGTGCATGTGCTAGGTACAACCTTTGAACAACTAGACGAAGGTTTAGATGGGCCGGTAATCGTACGGGGAGAAGGGACTAAGATAGTTGACCAAACAGTAGACACAGTAAAACATACTCGATTTGCAGTAGGGCTAGCTACACAAGTTATTGCCGTTGACGAAGACGCAGCGTTGCGAAAGGTGGGACATTCGCTTGTAAACCACACACTAGGCAATCTTAGCGTATCGGGAGCTAAATTATCCGCAGATTCTGTGTTGACTATAGAAGAATTAGCCCCCAGAAATGGTACTGCCCGTGCACGAGATGTTAGCAACGAAGCTACTCGTGCACGCATTCTTAGGAATTAGAGCCGTGAGAATACTGGATAACAGAGGCTTGCTTCTGCGGGTTCGTAGTCCCGATAAAATTACAGCGGCAATTCCAAATAGCAAAAAACTAAACGACAACGATGTTCTTGTTAAGTGGGGCGTGGACGAATCCCGCGTACTACGCAACTTAAATATCAAGGAAGTACCGTCTCCCATACTAGGCAAGTACGAGTGGACGGGACGGTACGCCCCTTTTGAACATCAGAAAACAACTTCCTCTTTCTTAACTTTGAATACCCGAGCGTTTTGCTTTAACGAACAGGGCACAGGAAAGACGGCTTCTGCAATATGGGCATCTGACTTTCTAATGAAAGAGGGGGTTATCAAGCGCGTACTTATTATCTGCCCTATCTCGATTATGGACTCAGCATGGCGCACTGACCTGTTTAATTTTGCTATGCACCGTACTGTGGACATAGCCCATGGTGCGAAGAAAAAACGTCAAGACATAATCAACAGCGATGTAGAGTACGTCATCATAAACTATGACGGTGTTGAGATAGTAAAAGACGACATAGCTAACGGTGGGTTCGATCTAATAATTGTAGACGAGGCTACCCACTATAAAAACTCTCAGTCTAAACGCTGGAAAGTGCTGGCAAGTATTATAAAACCAGAAACTTGGTTGTGGTTAATGACGGGCACCCCTGCTGCCCAGTCTCCAGTTGACGCATACGGGCTAGCTAAACTTGTTAACCCCAAGGGCGTACCAAAATTCTTTGGGGCGTTCCGCGATATGGTTATGTACAAGGCCACGCAGTTCAAGTGGGTGCCTAAAGAAGGCGCAAAAGATATTGTTTTCAATGCCTTACAGCCAGCAATCAGGTTCACCAAAGAAGAATGTTTGGACTTGCCGGAGATGACCTACGTTAAACGCGAAGTGGAGCTTACCGCGCAACAAAAGAAATACTACGAAACACTTCGCAAGCAAATGATGGCTACGGCGGCGGGGGAACAAATCACTGCGGCTAATGCTGCGGTCAACATGAACAAACTTCTACAAATATCCTGCGGTGCGGTGTATACCGACAGTGGAGAGACGGTGGAGTTCGACATAAAAAACCGATATAAAGTATTGCAAGAAGTCATCGCCGAATCTAGCCAGAAGGTACTTGTATTTGTTCCATTTAAACATGTAATCGACGTACTGGCGGACAAGCTAAATTCTGATGGGGTAACCAACGATATTATCCGAGGGGACGTAAGTGCGGCTAAGCGCACAGAGATATTTAGCAGGTTTCAAAACACCCCCGACCCACGAGTGCTTATCATCCAACCACAAGCTGCGGCGCACGGTGTAACACTTACTGCGGCGAATACAATCGTGTGGTGGGGGCCTACATCTTCTCTTGAAACGTACGCGCAAGCTAACGCCCGTGTACACCGCTCAGGACAAAAGCACCCATGTACTGTGGTGCAACTGGAAGGTTCTAGAGTAGAAAAACACATCTACAAGATGTTAGACCAACGAATAAATGTCCATACCCAAATGATCGACCTTTACAAAAATCTACTTGACCTGTGACTTTTACACTAATAAACTGCGCAAAACTGCATAAAACTGTGGTAAAGTAAATAACAAAACATAACCGGAGATAAGTATGGTAGAGGGCACATTCGACCTCGATAGGCTAGTTTCTGCCTATGTCAAAATACGGGACCAGAAGAATGAAGTATTAGCTCAGGCCCGTGAGCAAGAAGAACTTTTAAACTTAAAGCTTAAGAAAATAGAGCAAGCATTGTTAGAGCATTGTTCGGACAACGGTGTCGAATCTGTCCGTACGGGGTCTGGCACGTTTTATCGTTCTATAAAGCAAAAATTCTGGACCTCAGATTGGGAGTCCATGAACAAGTTTATCCTAGAGCATGAAGTACCTGAGCTACTAGAAAAAAGAATCCACCAAGGGAATCTAAAACAGTTCCTTGAGGATAACCCCGATCTGCTACCACCGGGATTAAATTGTGATAGCGAATATAGTGTAACTGTACGGAGGAAGCGATGACTGATAGTTACGTTCCGGTAGAGGAGCTAGCTAAATATCTTTGCGTCAAAGTACCTACCGTCCGAGATTGGGTGGGCAAAGGGTACATACCCAAGGAGACCTACATAAAAGTAGGTAATACATACCGGTTCAACATTCCACAGGTGGTAGCTGCCTTGAAGCAGGAGGCCCCCGAACCGACAAATGATAATCAAAACGTTCCAGTCCAATTAGAGCTGGACTTCAGTGATGAGGAAGATGTATGAGTGATTTAACTTTGTTTGAAAATATGCCGGATGAGTACAAGAGTCTTTTGTCTCAACTGCAACCGGACACAAACGCAACAGGGCGACAGTCTGGTGGTGTGAACCGACTAAGTATCCGTGGTGGTGTATTCCGAAAAGTAGTTAACGGTCAAGAAGTTGGCGAGCTAGAGCAACGCGCTATCCAAGCGGTGCTTGTAAAAACTGCCCCCGTATCTCGTATGTACTACGAAGGCCAATATACCCCGGGGCAGACAAACCCGCCGAAATGCTGGTCGGCTGATACTAAAACCGGACGCCCATCTGAGGATGTGCTTAGCTCCGATAGACAAGCAGAAACATGTTTTGACTGTAAGCAGAACATTAAAGGTTCTGGTATGGGAGACGGGCGGGCTTGTCGGTATTCACAGCGTGTGGCACTACTTCTTGCGGACGCCGACGGTAAGGTAAAGTCCAACGAGGTCTACCAACTGTCTCTCCCCGCTACTAGTGTGTTTGGGGATAACAAACAAAAGATGGGGCTGCAAACTTATGCGCGCCATCTGGATGGTATGCGTGCCCCGCTAGCTGCGGTACTTACAGAAATAAGATTTGACACGGATTCTTCCACGCCTAAATTGTGCTTCAAACCCCTCCGTATGCTCGAAACAGACGAGTTGGAGATGTCTGTAAGCAAACAAAAAGCAGAAGAAACTGAAAAACTTATTGCGCTTACTGTAAAACCCAAGGAAGATAGTACCCCCGTTGCACTTCCCAAAATGCCTGAATTAAAGGCTGCCGAGGAACCTGAACCTCAAGAAGCTGTAGCGGAGGAAGTAGAAGAAGTCGAGGAACCAAAAGTAAAGGTATCCAAAAAGAAGAAGCCGAGCGCACCGGCCGATGTGGACCTTGCTAGTTTACTGGACGAGTTTGATGACTAAACCAAGTGGGGCACTTCGGTGCCCCTATCTCTCTGATGTGGAAACTATATGGAAACTAAGGAGTTTCTTAGCACTGTTCTCGGCGACGAAGGTTACTACTGTGTAGTAGGCATAAAAAAGTTCATAAACGAGGAAGGCGAAGAACAAACAACAGTAAAGCCTAAGTTTTTTAGGTCGGTAGACGCGCTAGCACAAACTGCACATGATTTAGACGTACAAGGTTATGATGCCTACTACGCCCCCGCTACTTTTGTAGATGCTGCGAAAGGGCGCAAAGCCGAAAATGCCTTGCAGGTAAAGGCGTTATTTTTAGATTTAGATTGCGGGCAAGGTAAACCGTATCAAACCCAAAGCGACGCCATTGTTGC